TACTTCGAGCAGGCTTGCCCCAAGTGCAACGGCTCTGGCACTTACTACGGTTACAGTCGTTTTGGCATGCAGTGTTTTACCTGCAAGGGCAACGGCAAGTTGTCTTTCAAGACTTCCCCTGCTACTCGTGCCAAGGCTAAGGATTCAGCAAAGCGTCGTGCAGTTGCCAAGGTTGATGCGCAAGCCGCAAAAGCTCAGGCTTGGAAAGACGCTAACCCTGCTGAGACCGCATGGATGGAGTCCAGCGCCCCTAGGTTCGAGTTTGCCAAGTCTATGTTGGAAGCCCTCAATAAGTACGGCTCATTGACTGAAAAGCAAATGGCAACCGTACAACGCCTTACCGTGCAAAACGTCGAGCGCCAAGCTCAGTACCAAGTAGAACGCCAAGCCAAGGCTGAAACAGCCCCAACAGTGTCTGTGGAAGCCATAGAGGTGGCTTTTCAGACCGCCAAGGGTGCAGGCATCAAGTTCCCTAAATTGCGCCTCGAAGGCTTTGTTTTCAGTCCTGCTGGCGAGAAAAGCTCAAATGCTGGTGCTGTCTACATCAAAAACAAAGAAGATGGCGTGTATTTGGGCAAGGTTATGGGTGGCAAGCTCTTTACTTCCCGTGACTGCTCTGCTGAAGCTAAAGACCGCATCGTAGCGGTTGCCACTGACCCCAAGCAGGCGGCTATTGCTTACGGTCAGAAGTTTGGTTCCTGCGCTGTGTGTGGACGTGCGTTGACTGACAGCGACAGCGTTGATCGTGGCATTGGCCCCATCTGCGCAGAAAAGTATGGATGGTAAAACCCAAACCCCACGTAAAAGTGGGGTATTGCTTTACCCACTTCTTTAACTTGGTGTTATACTAATCACACTGCAATGTTGCAGGAACGTAAAAAGGATCAAAGATGAAAACAGTAACTATGTATGGAACTGATCGTGTGGTGTACGAGGAGTCTGATCGTGAGATGTTGGCTCAGTTCAAAAACATTTGTGAATATGATTGGCACAATAATTGGGTAAAGCAGGGTTCCATTGACGAGGGAACCTGTTGTTTGGGTAAGGGCATCAAGGTCTATTTCCTACCCAAGGGCAAGCGTTTGCCTCGTGAGGTGTACTTGGCACGTTGTGATTTCGTACAAGGCAACGTGGCGGCATACAAGGCTTCCAAGCCTGTAATGGAGCGTTTGCAAAGCGAAGGCATTGCATGTTGGTACGACGACGGAAGAATGGATTAAGGGGAACCATATGACACAAGACAATTGGAAAACAGGATTTGATGCAGGCGTTGACTTTGTTCTCACGTTTGCCAACGAGCAGATAGGCTTTGAGTTCAAAAACATTGGCGAAATGATGTTGGAGATTGACAACCTCAAAACCATCAAGAGGCTTTACGAGGCGCAAATTAACGCTAAGGAGTCAGCATGATTGCTTACTGCGACTACATTGCCAAGCGCATCAAGGATGCTTTAACAGCGCCTGATCTTGAAAACAATATCCTTGGTCACGTTGGTAACGTCAACTATGACCTAGGCGATAACGGTGAGTTTTACAGCACCACCAAGACCATCCATGTGTTGGATGTCACTGGAAAAAAATACAAAATTACCGTCGAAGAAGAGTAAAATGGCTAACTACTTTATGATTGTTTTCCTTCTCACGTTGGGGACAATCACAGGTATTGGCGTCATAATCATCTTCATCAACTTGATATGGTTCCTTGAAAGTGGAGAAAACGATTGAAGTCATCACCACCTATGCCTCATCACCTCGTGGAGATCACGGGAGTAGGGGACTCAAGATCTCTTGGGGAAAAGCTTATCGATGTTCAGCTTGCGGACAAGTTTGGACACTTCGGACAACAGCAGAGTCCCACAGATGTCGAGGAGATATGGAGCGTGGAGTTCTGTCGCCAAAACCCTGACAAAGCCGCCAGTGCCATTAAAACCCTTCAGTTGATGCTAGACACTATAGAAGGTGAGCTAAAAGAAATCATGAGGATTGTGGGCAAATAAAATTGCATGTAAACTACAGGTTAAAGGAGCCGTTGAAATTATTATGGCAACACAACCAAAACACGCTGGTGGGCGTCCATCCAAGTACACCGAACAGCTTGGCATCAAAATCTGCGCATTATTAGCCGCAGGTACGCCCGTTACGAAAATAGTTCTCTTAGACAATATGCCTAGTCAACAGACTGTATATACGTGGTTAAGAAAACACCCTGAGTTTCTTGAGATGTATGAGATTGCAAGGCAAGACTTAGCTCATACGATGGCGAATCAAATTCAAGAGATCATTGATGAAAAGCCCCTACAGATCGTGGACGAGGCAGGCAACATCAAGTACGACTCAGGCAGTATTGCTGACAAGCGCCTACGTATGGATGGTAGGAAGTGGTTAGCGGCTAAGTACCTACCTAGAGTCTATGGGGAGCGCACTGTGTTGGCTGGTGACGTTGAATCCCCACTAGCTCATAAGGTGAGCTTCGATACGTTCGATACGGTGATTGAGGCAATCGAGGCTCGTAGGCAGGCTAAGGCGCATGGCTGACCATATTGTTGAACTTCTGCGAAACCATGAAGTACGAGAGCAGTATGCCAACCTCCCCCCAGAACTCAGAGCCGCCTTCGATTGGCGAACCAAGTGGCTTTCCAAAGCTCATGACCATCAGATCGCCCCTCCCGACAATTGGTGGTCGATATGGCTCCTGTTGGCTGGTAGGGGGGCTGGGAAGACCAGAACAGCCGCAGAACAGATTGGTTGGTGGGCATGGACAGAACCCAACACTCGTTGGCTAGTAGCCGCTCCTACCTCTGCTGACGTACGTGCAACCTGCTTTGAGGGGGACTCAGGGCTTATATCCGTCATCCCTCCTATATTGGTAGCTGACTACAACAAGACCGCCCACGAGCTTAGGCTGATCAATGGTAGCCTCATTAAGGGCATACCCGCTTCTGAGCCTGAACGCTTTCGAGGCCCCCAATTCCACGGTGGATGGTGTGACGAGCTGGCCGCATGGGATTACCTCCAAGAGGCGTGGGATCAAATCATGTTCGGCGTACGCCTTGGCAAGCACACTCGCCTTATCTGCTCCACCACCCCAAAGCCCAAAGACTTGATCGTTGAGCTTGTGGGGCGTGAGGGTGAGGACGTTGTGGTGACCAGAGCAAGCACCTACGCAAACCTAGCCAACCTTGCCCCCTCCTTCCAAAAGCAGATCCTTCAGTACGAGGGTACAAAGATAGGTAGGCAGGAGATCCATGCGGAGATACTTGATCCTGAGGACTCAGGCATTGTGAAGAGGGAGATGTTCAAGCTATGGCCCAACGGCAAGCCCTTCCCCAAGTTCGAGTACATCATCCAATCCTATGACTGCGCCAGCAGTGAGAAGACGCAGAACGATCCGACAGCCTGCATCACGTTTGGGGTGTTCAAGCCCCTAGACAGCCCCATGAGCGCTATGGTGATCGACTGTTGGCAGGAGCACCTCCAATACCCCGATCTACGCCCCAAGGTGATTGAGGAGTTCGAGATCGTGTTTGGGGAGGGTAAGGAGGCGAAGAGGGTCGACCTCATACTGATTGAGGACAAGTCGGCGGGTATTGCTCTTATACAAGACTTGCGGCGTGGGCATCTGCCTGTCGTGCCGTACAACCCGGGTCGAGCGGACAAAGTCCAAAGGCTCAACATTGTTTCCAACATCATCGCTAGGGGTAGGGTGTGGATACCTGAAAGCGACAACAGGAAGGGCTACGTCAAGTCTTGGGCTGAGGGCTTTGTCAGTCAGATCTGTAGCTTCCCTGAAGCCGCCCATGATGACTTTGTGGACGCCTGCACACAGGCTCTGCGGTATTTGAGGGACTCAGGGTGGATCGACATTGACGGTGCTCCACCTGAGCCGTATGATGATGACGACTACGCAGATAGCCAAGCGGGTAAGCCAAAGGGCAACCCATACTCTATGTAGTCACAACACGCATGGGGATTGGGAATAAGGCAAATACACGCTCCTTAGTGTAATTTCAGACACCTCACCAGAGGGATGTTTGCCGAGTATTCTGGTCTTGCAGTCCCCAGCCGTGTTGGTAAACCTGAGTTCACTCCGCCTTGAGTGCCGAGGACTAGATTCGCTCCGTCCCTTGAAGAAATCGGTTATGGCTACCAACAACCTACAGCAGGGTAGCTCAACGGTAAAGCACTCGGTTCATACCCGAAGGATTGGAAGTTCGACTCTTCCCCCTGCAACCCCATCATGTATAGAAATCAACAATAAGTAGGTATGAGACTTGGCTCATGTAAAGAAAACTCCAAAAGCTATACATGACTCTTACCTGTGGACTTGACAGACATGAGCAGGTATGATCCAGCAACTTCCCAACCGAGGTCGTAATGCCTAATCCTCGTCAGCGCTATATCTACCCAAAGGCTTCCACGCTTGATCTAATTAAGGATCAACCTAATCGCCCTCGTTTTGATTTTGAAGTTCCCTCGCCTTTGAGTCAAGCAGTCAGTCGCAGACTTGTTGAGCAACAGCAGGCTGACATCAAGGCAAAGGACATGAAGCTGTCCCCATTGGATAGAGCCGTTGCTGGGTTGGAGTCCGCCATGATGATGGGTTCCATGATGTTTGAGGCTGTACAGCAAGCCCCCAAGCTATTGCAAGGCGAAGACGCATACGCCACTGCCATTGGCAATCGCATGTACCAACCACGCATGCAACCTGAGAAGTCTGCTGAGTACATAGGCAATGTGATTGACCTTATGGAAAAGGCTCAAACCGATTACAAGATACCGCCCCTCATTCCTGAGCTTGCAGGCTTTCAGTCGTTGATGGGAGCCGCCAACCAACAAGTCAAACAAGGTGTTAACAGAACCGCTACCAATGCTGGTATGGCGTTGGAGAGGTCGTTAGATAAGCCTGTGACCAACATCATGAATCGTGGTGGTTTTGGTGCTCAGATGCTTGGCTCCTTTGATACCCAGCCTGCTCAGGTGATTAAGAACAAGGGTGGCAATTGGTTGGGCGGTAGCATGGCTGGCAATGTTGACCAAAGACTGAAGGGGATGAAGACCTCAACGATTGCTGGTGAAACCCCAGAACAACGCATCCCAAGGCATGAGGCACTGCTTAACGATCCAACATTGAATCAAGACCAACTTGACAGAGTGCGTTACCAATTAGAGCAAGCCAAGGGCGAAGCCGCCATTGATAAGTGGATCGAGAGCAACGTGGGCAACTACGTCAAGAAAGAAATGGGAACGCCTGAAGATCCAGTTCGCTTAACGCTTGAGAAACGTGCGCAAGAGATTGAGGCTCAGTTCCAAGTCGACATGAATCGTGCAGGGCGCACTCGTGCCAAGGCTGAGGTAGAAACTGACCCAGATAAGCAAGCCAACCTAATGCGTCGAGCAGATCAACAAGAAGCGCAGGCAAAGGAAGATAGAGACTTTGCAAACAATTATGCAACTCACTTTCCTCCAGATGAGTACGGCCCTGATGAAGACGCCTTGAGAAATCTGCAAGAAAGACGTGCAGAACAAGGCTTTCCACCAGAGGGTATGGCAAAGTCAGCGCCAGCAAAGATGTGGGAAGACCTTGCTGACGAGGCAATTTATATCAGGAATGCAAAAGACCTTCAAAGGCAAAAGGGTGCATTTGAGGCATTCCGAGATTTTGAGCAGACATACCAAAACAAGTCGGATGAAATCCAACGAGAGTATGCAAGAGCACTCAAAGAAAGAATCTCAGAAACTGGCGTTCAGGTTTCTGAAAAAGAATTGCAGAACATTGTTAACAACACACCAATAAATGACAAGGCAAGATTCCTAGGCGTTGAAGAGGATTTCAAAAAGTTGCAAGATGAGTTTTTCAGCAAGAGAAACCAAACAAGCTCAGGACTGTTGTCTATGGCGGAAGAGAACCCATGGGTTGAAAAGCTTGCACCAACAGAAAAACTTTACAGCGGACAAATAGGCGGTATTGAGTTTGACCATGTTGTTGACGTGATTAGACAAGACGTAGCCGCTGGACGTATTCGCCCTGAGCAACTTAACAAGCTTACGATGGATCAAGCCATAAGGCGCACTGCTGACTACAACAAAGAGCTTGCCCAAAAGATGAACTTTGAGAAAGCGGCGCTTCGTGAAGGATTGCCTGTCTACAAAGAATACCCAGAAGGGTATCGCTGGGTTGAGTTAAATAAACCGGGATCCTTCAACGCAGAGTCTGAAGCTATGGGTCACTCCGTCAAAGGGTACGAGCCACCCAAAGGTCACCCAGATTGGGTTGAGGGCTCTGGTGATTCAGGTAGCTACGGATATGGCTACGGAGGTTGGGAAGCTATTAAGTCAGGCAGAGCAAAGGTTTATTCTTTGGTTGACTCCAAGGGTCAGCCACATGCAACCGTGGAAGTTGGTCAATCCGCCCCTAAACAAGCCGCATTAGAGGCCGCTCCTAAAGAAGTGCAAGATGAGTTTGCCAGACGATTTGATAATTGGGTTGGCAACATTGACTACAACCCTAGTCCAGAAGAGATCACGCAAGAAACAAAACGTCTATTTGGCGAACTAAACATCCCTATAAGTCGAGAAATCAACCAAATCAAAGGCAAGGGCAATGCTCGTCCAATAGACAAATACGATCCATACACCCAAGACTTTGTAAAGAGTGATCAATGGGAAAGAGTTGGCGACTTGCAAAATACTGGATTGCACAGACTTGGATCAGAATATTTGACGCTTGCAGAAGCTGAGGCTATGTACAAGCCAAAAGTGCAAGAGGCTTTAAACTTCTTGGATACTCACCCAGCATTGGAAGAACATCGCATTGCTCAAAAAGCCGCCGAAGATTTCACGGGAGATATACCCAGCCCTGAGTATGACCAATTGCAGAGAGGCGTTGGAAGATCAATCAGCGGGAATGTTCCATACACAATTCGTGAATTAAGGGCCTTGTTGAGCGCACCAGAAGATTGGGTTGATCGCAACGAAACTATCTACACACCAATCAGCACAGCTTTAGACAGAATTGGCGAAGCAAGAAAAGA